CTTTGATATAATATCCATGGACTAAGTTTACCATTGGTAATACTATAACATATCTTGTTAGGGTTGCCGTAACGCAAATAGTCTTTAGATAGTATACCTTCTTTTTCTGCTAAATCTATAGTAGTTTGGACACTACGTGTAATTGCATCAAACGGATCTTCACTACGTAAATACTCAATTAAATATTTCGTGTACACAGTATCAGTTGCCCATGTATCAATTTTGATTTGATTCTTTAATAACCAATCTACATATCGGCTAATGTTAATTGCATTAATGTTTGCACAATGACTACCAAACTTAACAAAGGCTGTATAATAAGCACTACGAATGAATTCTTCATATGTTTTTGCTTTTTTAGTTGAAGTATTCTTCTTATAAAATTGTATCCAAGCTTGAAATCCAATACGATTGCCTTGCAGGTCTTTGTTCATCCAACGTTGTTTATTCTCACAAAGGTGTTTAGCCATAGTAGATTCACGTAGGAATTCTCTATTGCAAAAATCACAACCATACTTGATTGTAGTATCAGTTGCCTCTGTCTTTTTCGTATTGAGTGATATCTTCATCTGTAACCGTTTGACTTAATACTTCTATATCTGCTATTTTTAAATGTGGATAGATTTGTGCAAGATGCATTTTCTTTTTCTGCTCTTGTACATATATTTTTGAAAACTCTGTTATATCTTCACTGTCTGCTTTGGGGTATATCTTTGTAAAATACTCTTTTGTATCTTTCAATACTGCAGGTTCTTTTAATAAACTAACACGTTCTTTAATCTGCGGCAACCACTGATGAAACTGTTTGCCTAATCCGGGACTAGCCGCACATAACATATACCATTGTAATTTGGGATGCTTACCAACACTCTCATTGAAAAAGTATTTGTTAGCATTGTACTCTGTACTCATTACATAGTAACCTGCAACATCACCTGACCCCTTTACATAGCTTAACCATTTGATTAACATGAAAGGTACAAACTTACGTTGTTGTTCAGGTGTGAGTCTATCATAATAGTCATAGTCTTTCTTGTCTAGTGCCTGAATAGCTTCAAACAAATTGAAGTCTTGATTCTCTAGTTTCTCATCAGCAGGAATAATCTTTTTAGTTGCCATTAGAATGCCTGACTATAATCCACAATCTCACAATTTCTACTAATCTCTTTAACAAAATATACACAACGTGGTTTAGGACCATCTTCTAATGGCACACATAAGAATTGTCCGTTCTTTAATCGAGGTGCATACCATGTTACATCATGGTAAATGTCTACTATTTCAATAGATACAAAACTTGGACTAAAGCTACTGAGTGGGTTAAATTCAAACGCATTAAATCCTCTATCATTAATACTTGTTAGTGGTAATGTTTCTAAATCTCCATGCTCTTGCTCACCGATAAGTATCTGCCAATCAATCGGCATCTTAATCGTTTGATTACCGATCTTCAATACAAGTGCAGGACTGTTAAATGATTCTAAAAAGATAAGTGGTATGTAATGATAATCTACATTACTCGGATTGCTATTATCTAATATAGCAAAACGCAGGTCATCAATCTCTTCGGGAAGTGTTTCTAGGTTATAGAATTCGTTGTCTAATGTTAATATACGCATGTTGTTATTCTAACACAATCTTATCTGTATGTCAACTTTTCTAAGTCAAACGGGTAATTAGCCTCTTTATAGAAAGCTTTACGTTGGGTCAAATGTCGTTTGGCAAACTTACAACTGCTAGTTATATCCCAGATTTGAACAAAGTCTTTATCTTCTGCCTTACGAATTCCTCGACCGATGCTTTGGATAACACGGACGAAGGATTTTCCAGGTTCAATGAGAACCAGATTAAAAATACGAGGTATGTTGATACCAACAGCGGCGACACCATAAGTAGCAACAATGATTTTATTTGTACTGGTTGCAATTTCATCATATTCTTCCTTTCTATCAACCATATTAGTAGCACCACTAACGAACACACTGTCCGGTAACCTGCTAATTAATTCTTTACCGGCATTCACTCGGTCCACAAGGATCAATACATTGCCTGTCTCTTTAATCTTTAATACTAATTGTGCAATAGCATCTAGTCTATTTGTATCCTCAAGTAAGTGCTTCAACTCACTTTGGTAATTACTAAACTCTACATCATCTTTTAATTGAACAATGTTAACGTGACATTGTGCTAATACACCTTGATCCTGTAACTCACTTGCACTTAGTTTACTGATTACAGGACCTAAACTCACAAACAATGATTGTACTTCAAACTTAGCTTTGGGAATAGTTCCGGTTAATCCCCACCGAATAGGAACCTTAGCAAATACACCAGTCAATAATGTTTTTAGTGCGTCTGCTTTGGCCATGTGAACCTCATCTACCATGACACAAACAACACCCTCAATGAAGTCCATGATATCTGCTTCACCTGCTTTTGTTTTCTTAAGCATGTTATTCAAACTTTGCCAAGTACAGATAGTATGTGTCTTGTTGTATTCTTTACGATCACCAAAGTATACACCAACATCTAATCCAAGATTAATATAATCTGCTTCTGTTTGTGTTACTAAACTTTTGTTTGGAACAATAACAATACTACGACCATATTGCTCTATGCTATAACTTAGTGCCGCAGTCATTAATGTTTTACCTGCACCTGTAGCAATCTCTTGTAGTGATTGTGGGTTCTTTAAGAAGTTATTAACAATAGTAATTTGATAGTCACGCAATTCTACGGGTGTACCTTCTTTGGGATGACCTTTTGGCCAATTCTTATGAGCAAATGTTGCCTCGGACACTTCAGCGAATTCAAAGGTTGTAGTATAATCTCTGGTATCATCCAGTTCTATGTCATACCCTGCTCTATCTAATACAGGAAGAATTTCTTCTAACAGATTAATATATGTACTACCAGCAAGACTAAAATAACTAACTTTACCATTCCATCTACCTAGTCGTACTGCGGGAAGATAACGTGCGCCGGGAACTTCATACTCAAACATCTTCATCAGTGCTTTACGTTCTGCCAATTCAAGGCCCTCTATCTTTACATTAACTTCATCTTTAACGATTATTTTACATTGTTTCATTTAATTCCCAAATTTACAGGTTCCGAATTTACACATTTTATAATTTTAAATAGAGTTGTAGGCAAATCCATTGCTCCGTAATTTCTATAATGTATCATAACAGGTTTCTCATATGATTTCAAGTTAGATTGGTCTCTTATGATATCAATATCCAATTCATCTAATAAATTTTCCGAATGTTCTCCTAGCAAGAATAACTGTTTAGAACTTATCCTTGAAGATTCGGATATACCATCACATCCCAATTCTCGTAACCATTTAATAGCAGTCTCTAATTCTTTAATCTCAAAATCACTTTGAAAGTTAACAGCAAGGTTTACTTTAAGTGGATCTTCAATAGTAGAGAAATGTTCTATAACCGAATCACTGATAGTAATTCCATATTGAACATAATCTGCTACCATTTTTAAGTCATTGGTTAGTGGCACAACCTTGATAGTTTCATACAATACTTCATTGAGTGCGGCTATATAGAAGTAACCGTTATTGTATACAAGTGTCGGCTCCCAATATTTAACTGATTCATAAATGCTAAGACTGTCAATAATTTCTTTAGTGATTGGACAATAATCTATTGTAGTAAAGTAATCCGCACTCAATGTAACCAATGATTTTAGTGTCGAAGGTCCATACTCAATTTCATATTGTCTTTTATCTTTATGCCATTCCATTGTATAGATAGGATCCTTTTTCAATGCAGTCAAAAAGCTTTTACTGAAAGGTGATCTAAAAATGATTTTATCCTTCAATATAGTAATAGATGCATTTGTATATTGCGGAGAACTTTCTATCATATTGCATTTCCAAGGCAATAATAATACATCATCAACAAACATTTTGTGTTGAATGAATTGCTTACGATATTTAAATGCTATCTTTCTAAAAAGAGTGTCCTGATTTGAAGTGATTGTATTATTTCTAATAATCAAATTAGTTAAGTTATTTATGAACTGTAGGTCATACCTGCTTAGTCGTATATTGACAAGCATAAAGGTACCAACATCTTCAAGTGTTTTAAAATTCATTTAATATCCTAAGGTAAAAAAGGGGAACCTAAGTTCCCC